CCAGTGGTCCTTCTGCGCGGCGGTGATCCCCGTGCGGTCCACGGACTGGTTGCTCGTCCAGAGCACGACTTCCTGGACCTTCCCGTTCAGGAAGTTGGCCGGGGTTCCACCGTTCAGGTGCGCGCCCATGCTCAGGTTCGACAGCGTCATGACACCCGAACGCGTGGCCGCCAGAGCGACATGCTTCGGGGTGCCATCACGCCACGTGTTGATCTGCGAGCCGGAGTCAGCGAAGAAGGCCTGGTGCTGGGCAGCGTCGAATGTCGTGTCGCCGGCGGCCGAGTTGGCCCAGAGCGCACCGGTGTTGTTCGTCGCCTGCACGTTCCAGGCCGCCGTCGAGGAGCGCATGAGCCTGTACAGCGCACCGCCACCCGCGTTGTTCGACTCGCCGACCACGACAGAGTTCGCTGACGAGGCACCGGAGAACACGACGGCCATCGTCGCCGCACCCGCCGCGTACAGACCCACGCTGGCCACGGTCAGGTAGTCGTTGGTGCCGTCGAACGTGACCGCAGGCATGGCGTCCAGCGTGTTGACCACGCCAGCGGTCACGATGGACGGCTGAGCGGTCGTCGTGCCCTGCTCGAGGTTCGCGCCGCTGCCTGTCTGGTCGTACCAGCGGGTCACGAAGCCGTTGCCCGCGCCGGTGAAGGTGAGCATCGCGGCCGTATCCAGGTCGCCGTCGGTGTCGAATCCGATGTCGAGCGTCGTGTCGTCCGTGGAGCGCCGCACGCGGATGAGCGGGCCCGTGTAGAGCGACAGGAGCCGGCGCAGGGAGTACGCACGCCACGGGAACGTGAACGGGTCCATCGCGCCGATGAAGTCCCCGCCGACGGTCGGGTCCGAGGTCCACTGGAAGTCGGCCGACTCGGCGTTGGCCGGAGTCACGGTACCGACCCAGTCCACCGGGCCCAGCCAGATCGGGCGCGGGAAGTCAGCGTCGTCGCGGTGGTGGACACGCACGACGAGGTTCTGCGTGAGGGCGGCGGCGGTGGCCTGGACTGACTCGTTGGCTGCCGTCGCCTCGGCGAGTGCAGCCTCGGCTGCGGCCTGTGCCGCCAGCGACGCCTGACGAGACACCTCCTCGAACCAGATCGGACCACGCTGACCCGAGGCGGCGTCGTACCAGTCCAGGTAGACGGACCCGGGCGTCACCGTGTCGATGTAGACCGTGGGAGTCGTGCCCGCGGGCGTCACCGTCATCAGCGACGACGGGATCGGGTCGGACGCGGCGTCGTAGATCGGGTACGGGGTTGTGGTGTTGCGCGTGACCACCTGGACCTGCTGGCCCACGAGCGCCGCGTTGGGCAGGAGGGTCGTCGCGTCGAGCACCCACGCCGGGTAGATCGGGTACATGAATCAGGCCTCCAGGCTCGGGATGATCACGCGTTCAGCTCCCACGGGCCCGTGAGGGTGATGGTGCTGCCGGTGGGGAACCGGTTGGTCGTGCTGGCCCAGTGCCAGACCACCCACCCGTCGGGGTCGATACGGCCCAGAGCGCCCCGCTTGACGCCGGCCGTGTTCTCCGCGAACCCGGCGAGTGCCACGGATGCCGCCGGGCGGTCCGCCGTTGCGAGACGCGCCACACGCCTCTCACCATCGACACTTGGGTCGGGGTTCACCAGGTCGCCAGCGAGGTTCACGACGAGGTTCGCCCACCGCCCCACGCCATCGCGAGACAGCCTGGATGCGGCGAGCACCTCCCAGTCATCGCCGTCCGAGGCTGTGGCGGTTCCCGCGAGCACCACGCGGGGAGCCGACTCCAGAACCCAATCGACGGCCGCGCCGACAAAGTCGCGCCGGTACTTGCTGCCATCGCGGGAGGCCGTGGCGCCGAGCGGCGCAGTCTGCGGCAGGGGGGCGCCCGGTGGCATGAGGTAGTGCCACCCGGCACGCGAACGCCGGTCCACGACGATCGCCTGGTTCAGGCCCTGGCCCTGCTTCCGCGTGATCGCGTAGAGCACCATGTCCACCGGGGTGGGCTGGGTGGTGTTGTGCGACGGGAGGGCAGCCGATCCCTCTGTTCCCGGGATGCGGTGCAGGCGAACCGGACCGGGCTCGGTGGAGAACGCCGTGCTGTAGCGCAGCACGATCAGGTCCGTGCGTCCAATGGTCGGGTTCGTCGAGGCCGGGATCTCCAGCGACTGCGTCGACCCCGCGGGGATGCCGTGGCCGTACCCGCCGACGGCCGCCGCCGAGTCGATCGTTGCCGACCCGATCTCGACCGTGTCCGTCGCCGGCGGCAGCGTGAGGCCGTACGCGGTGCCGTCCGTGTCGCCGGTGATCCCCGCGTCGTAGCCGAACTTGGTGATCCACTGGTCGTCGGTGAAGTTCTCGTCGGTCAGCGGGCCAGAGGTCTGCGCGAGTGCTGCCATGTCAGCGGCTCCTTTCGATCATGGCGATTCGCTTGAGCGCCCGGTTCAGGCGTGCGGCTCGCTTGGTGGATGCGCTCTGGGCGCCGGGCGTGCCGACGACGAGCGATAGGCGCTCTGGCTGCTGGAACTCGACCTTCGTGTTCGCCTCGCGGATCGTGTTGTCCGAGACCTCCTCGGGGAGGTCCGGGAGCTCGACGCCCACCCGGTAGCCGACGTTGTAGTCCGTGCGGAACTCGGTGTCGCCACCGGGCGCCACCGTGAACTCGACGGCCGTCGGTGTCGCGCCCTCAGACAGCCGCTCCTCGAGCGCGTCCGTGATCTCGTCCACGTCGTCGGTCTGCCGCTGGTCGACCAGCACCTCAACGCGCTCGCCCCACAGTGCGATCGCCGCTGGGTCAGACAGCCGGGTCGCCTCGCGGGATGTGAGCTCGCCCGCCGAGAACGCAATGGCGTCCGTGGTGCGCGGGTCCTCGATCGTGTAGCCCCAGGAGGTGACGATCCCGGTTGCGCGAGCCACGTCCGGTGAGCCGAAGATCACGTTCTCGCTGACGTCGTCCACCTCGTCGATCACCAGGAGCAGCCGTGGCGTGCTCGGGGTGGGCTCGTCGTGCACGATCCGAACCCGCAGACCGCCCCGCTCTGCCAGCTCCGCGACGACATCACCGAGCACGTCCATGCGGAGCTTCTTCGTCGTCGTCCCGCCACGGCCGAGCGACGTGGGTAGCGCCAGGCTCGTGAGTCGGCGGGTAGTGATCGGCGCCACGGGCCCCAGGTTTGCCCCGGTGTACGCGAGGATCAGGTCCTCACGCGCGCCCGTACGGGTGTCGTGGGCTGCGGAGAACGTGGACGGTGTCGACGTGATCGTGTGCGCCGGGTCCGGATAGCAGACCCGCGACCAGAGGCGCTGCGTGTCCGCGATGAAGCCCAGGGTGATCACGTCCTGGAGAACTGGCCGACCGCGCTCATCCTCCACGTACGAGGCCTTGCGGTCGATCAGCCGAACCTTGCCGGACGTGACCTGCTCGCCGTCGCGGTCCAGGATGCAGCCCATGCCGGGCGTGAACACAGAGAGCTCGGACGCCGGGCCAGTCAGGACCCACGTGTCTGGCAGTCCGTACCGCTCGACCAGATCGAGCGACGTCCACCGGGATAGCGGGTCCAGCGTGCGGCCGAGGTTCGCGTCGCGCGGGGTGATGTCCCAGGTCACCAGAGGCTCCGATGCAAGCCGCGCCACGTCAGACGCAGCAGAGTGGCCGCAGTGGCGCCAGGCGCCGTTACATCCACGAGGGTCGTGCCGCGCGAGAACGGCTCGAACCGGGACCCGCGCGCGATCCTGCCCGCCGCGAGTGCCCCGTCGAGCCGGGTCGACTTGTGGCGTGGGTCGGTGACGATCCGCAGCGTGTCCCCGGCCAGAACCCCACCAGGGATGTCGATCCGCAGGCCGTTCGCCCCAGTGATCAGGACCGAGTCTGCTGGACCGGTGATCTCGATGACTGGGTACACCGGCACCGACGAGAACATCTGCACCGGCGTCGCCTCGCCTGCAATCTTGGACGATGACAGCTGGCGCGTACCCCACGGGCGGTCCGTGCCAGCCGTCGAGAGGAACGGGCGCGGCGTAGACACGAGCTGGAACGGAATGGTCTGGTCCTGCAGGTCCTCCGCGTACGGCATCGGGGCCAGGAGGGCCAGGACCGCCTGGTCGACGCCGTAGTGCTCGAGGTCCTCACCCTCCAGCCCTGACTGGTACGCAAGGTTGATCCGCCGTGTACCGGACGAGCTCCTGCAGACGAGCCGGAAGTTTCCCTCCGGCGTCATGCCGTGCGTCGGGTCTGTCAGGTCGCGCATGCGCTGCACGACGTCCCAGAGGTCGGCCTGCTCGTCCGCCAGGAACGCCAGCGGCATGGCGACGGGTCGGTCCCGCTCAATGACGTCCACGACGCGGGACCCCGCGACGCCCGGCGTCCCCTCGGTGGCAAGATCGGTCGGCGCGACACCGAGGCCAAGCATGCCGCGCTGGCCGATCATCTCGGCGAACCCCTCCAGCGGAATCGGCATCACGACTTCGCCGTCCCACGACTCGAACCACAGGTTCCGTGAGTCGTACGGCGGCGCAGCCGGGGTCGAAGGTACTGGCGTCACCGTGGCGAGCATGAGGAACGTCATCCTGAACTCCCCACGTCGTGCAGGTCGGCGACATCCAATGCGAACAGCACGTCACGCACGCTGACCCTCGTCGTGTTGAAGGTCAGGCTCCGCGCGGGCCGTCGGTGCAGGCCGTCCTTGAGCGCGTTCGACTCAGCCGGAGTGAGGACCGCTTCTGGCTTGCCGGTCTGGTTCACGCCGAGGCCGCCCGAGGGTAGCCACCCGCCCTGGTCGTAGAGCTTCGGCAGCACGCCGCCGTTCTTCATCGCCCAGTGGACGTGGTCGTAATGGTCGCTGCGGGTCGGCTCGCCGAACAGCGTCTGCCGGCCCATGTACAGCTGACGCCCGCCGGCGGGCGAGTAGATCAGCTCGGAGCTGTTCGGGAACGCCTTGGCCAGCCAGTTAAAGATGGCCATGCTTGGGCTGACGTCGATCGCGCGGCCCTTGCCGTGGAACGACGGCGTGCCGACGGCCGTGACGGCACCGGGCCGGTACGCGCTGTGCAGGTTCGCACCGGGGAACATGCCCTTGACGGCAGCCCACTGCGCCTGCCAGCCCATCGCCGGACCCGCCTTGCCGCCCGAGGGCAGCACTGTGGACAGCAGGCTCTTTGCCTTCTCGATGAGCGCGCCGACAGCCTTGCGAGGCAGCTGCCCAGCGATCTTGCCGATGGACCCGCCGCCGATCCGGCCGAGCACCGACTCCAGCGGCTTGCTCAGCAAGTCACCCAACGCGCCGGCGGGGTTGGAGAAGAGCTTCCCGACGTGCGAGGCGATGTCGCCCGCCCAGCCCCAGACGCCACCGTCCGCGAACGCCTGGCCGGTGCGCGCCGCGGAGTTGAGTGCAGCGACGCCGGCGGGGCCGCCGACCGCCCGCGTGAACTCGGGCCGCATGATGGCCTCGCCGCCGCTGAGCGACAGACGGCCACCCGTCGGCGAGAAGAACTCGTGCACGTCGCGACCTGGCGTGTAGCCCGGCAGGACACCGCCCGACTTGTACGCGATCGGCTTCACGGTCGGCAGGACCAGGTCCAGGCCGACGCTCTTGGCGATCTTGTCCCACGTGGCCTTGATGCCCTTGGTGTAGACCGTCTCAATCACGAAGACCTCACCCATGGCATCGAGGCCGGCCTTGAGCGGAACGAACGCCTTGTCGCGGATCCAGTTCCATGCCGCCGACGCCGCGCTCTTGATTCCGTTCCAGACCGGATCGATGACGCGGTTCTTGATGACCTGCATTCCGAGCGCCATGAGCTGAAACCCAAGGCGGACGGGGGTGAAGACCTTGTCGCGCAGCCAGTTCCACACCGCGGTCGCCACGGCCTGGATCGCCCTGAACACCGGAGCTCCGGTCTTCGCCCAGACAGCCGAGATGCCCTGCCACAGCAGCGCGAACACCGTCGCCCAGGTCGCGAAGATGACCCGGATGACAGTCCACGCCACCTCGAGCCCCACCTTGATCCCGTTCCAGACCTTCTGGATCCAGGGCCACGCGGTCCCGACGAGCCAGTCCACGACCGCACCGATGGCGGTCTGGATGCCAGCCCAGACGGCATCGACCACGCGGCGCACGGTCTCGTTGTTCTGGTACAGCCACACGAGCGCGCCGACGAGAGCCCCGATGGCGACCACGACCAGGCCGATCGGGTTCGCCGTGAGGGCTGCGTTCAGTGCCCATTGGGCAGCTGTCGCCAGGATGAGCGGCAGGCGGGTCGCGATGATCGCCGCGTTGTAGAGGCCGAACCCCAGCGCGGCGCCGGCCACCACGGCGGCCACGAGCGTGATCATGTCCCGGTTCTTGTCGAGCCAGGTGAACATGCCCATGAGCGCGCCGGAGACGAAGACCTCGACGGTCCGCTTGATCGTCTCGATCTTGGTGGCGAGGTTGTCGTTGAGGGTGTCGCCCATCTTGGCCGCGGCGCCCTCGACGTTCCCGAGGCTGGAAGCAGTGCCTGTCAGCCCATCCAGGAACTTCGGGATCTCGTTCGTACCGAGGTCCTCAAGCGGCGTGCCAAACAGTGCGATCGCCGTCTCTGCCTGCTTCGCCGGGTCTTTGATGCCCTTGACGCCGTTGATGATGGTCTGGAAGGCCTTCTTCGCGCGGTCGCCACCAGCCAGGAGCTCGTTCGTTGTTTCGAGGGAGCTCAGGCCGATCGTGTCGTACGCACCCTTCGTCGACTTCGACATGTCGGTGCCACGGATCGTGAACTCCTTGATGGCGTCACCCATCTTGTCGACGCCGTACGCGCCGTCCTCTGTGGCCGACACCAGCAGGCCCATGGCCTCTGAGCCGGAGTAGCCGAGGTCAGCGAAGAACTGGCTGTACTCCTGCGTCGCGTCCGTGACCTCGCCGCGCAGCGCCTTCGGGACGCGCTGCAGCGATGCGGTGATCAGGTCGACGCCCTCTTCGGCGTCCTTGGCGAGCCCGTTCTTGATCAGGATGCCGACGTTCGTGGCTGCGCTGGAGGCGTCGATCTCGAACGCCGTCGCGATGTCGAGCACGCTCGCCGTCACGTCGTGCAGGCGCTTCGGGGTAGCGGTCGCCATGCCGTCGATGGACGAGATGACCGACTCGACGGCGTCCGTCACCGCTGGCATGTTCTCGCCCCACGCGCCCGCGTAGAGCTTGCCCGCCACGGAGCCGGCCTTGGCCGACTGCTTCTCGGTCAGGCCCAGGGATGCGGCCGTCTTGTCGCCGAGCTTCTCGCGCTCCAGGGCGTCTCCCACACCCTTGGCGATCGCGGCGCCCGCCAAGGCCGCACCGGCCACGCTGGCCGTCAGGAGAGCGCCGCTGAGCCGCTTGCCGCCCTCCTTGCCGCCCCTCTCTGCCTCGTTGCCGAACTCGTTGGAGAACTGCTTGCCCGCCTCGTCGCCAGCCCCCTTGACCTCGTTGACGATCTTCTTGCGGCCCCCGCGCAGCGACGGCAGGAGGGACACGTAGGCGGTCGCGAGCTCCATGGCACCTCCTGCAGGGTGAAGAAGGGGCGGGAGGCGTCACGATCGACGGGTTTGGTGCTCTACTACTGCAGGACCCTCAGGAGGAAGCCATGACCACAGCCCAGGGCTACGGCGTCGAAGCCACGCTCACCGCGGAGACGCTTCACGTGCGCGCCACGTCGAGGGCCGGACGGGTGGCCCTGTTCGGGCCGGACCCGCGCGAGGAGATCGTGATCCCGCTGGACCAGGTCGCCTCAGCGCGCCACCGGACACCGCCGAAGCGGGTGCTCATGACGATCAACGGGCTGCTCGACGTCCGCACCGTGGACGGGAAGCGGTACCAGATGCACTACCGGGCGCGGAAGAACCGCGACTTCGGCGTGCTTGCCGATGCCGTCGTCGCAGCGGTTACGCCTGTCCAGTCCTCTTGAGGTAGGCCTGCGCGCGACGAGACAGTTCAGCCTTCTCGGCCTCGATCTCGTGCGCGGGGCGCGGCGGATCGATCGGCTTGGGCTGGTTGCGGCCCTTCTTGCCATCCTCGGTCTTCTGCCACGCCAGGATGCGCAGGCCGTACTCGATCCGAGCCGACATGTGCATCCCTGTCGTCCACGCCATGTCCCCACCAGTGGCGCGGAACAGCGCGCAGCCGGGCGGCAGGTTCGCGGCCAGGTCAGCGAGGTCCAGTAGGGTCATGCCGGGGTCTCGCAGGTCCACGCCGTACTCGGCGCGCAGCGAGGCGCGCAGTGGGCCCTCGAATTCCATGGCGGCCACGAGGAACCGCAGATCGCCCAGGTTCTCGACCATGTGGCGGAAGAACTGCGACACCGCGGACCGGGAGATGCGGCGCGTCGTCCGGTTGCGCTGGCGGGAGATGGCCGACTCAATCTGCGCCTCGCCCAGCATTCGTTGCAGCGCCGACGCCATGTCTGTGCGGAACGCCCGGGCGAACGGTGCAGCGTCACGCCCGCCCGGGAGGTCCACTTCCAGCAGGAGACCATCCACCTCGACGACGTCGTGCTGCCAGTGCAGCTGCTCGCCGGTGGTGACCTCGGTCTGCATCAGCCCTCTTCGTCCTCGTCCGCCGTCACGTTCATGACGGTCAGGAGCGCGAGCACGTAGTCGATCGCGGGCTCGACCGGGACGCGCCCGTTCTCGCCACGCATCGCGTTGAGCACCGTGCGGTACCCGTCGTCGCCGGCGAGCGCGCGCATGATGGCCGGGAAGTGCGCCATGGCGGACGGGCCGCGGCCGCGCGCGATCTTCTGGTCCATCATGCCGACCTCGGCCAGCAGCTCGAAGTCGTCACGGGCGCCCTCGGGGATGAGCACGGTGAAGCCGCTCATCGTGACCTTGGTTCCGCCCTCGACCTCGACCGTCACGGCGGTGTCGGCCAGGGCCTGGATGCGGTCTTCCTCGGTCTCCTCGGCGGCGGCCTTGGGCTTGCGGTCCTCGGGCTGCTTCACGTCGGCCGGGATGACGGTGACCTGGGGCTTGCGGGCCGGGGGCTTGCGGGTCGTGGTGGTCATGCGCGTGACCTTTCTGGGAGCGCGGATGGGTAGCGCGGATCAGGGTGGAGCACCGCCCCCGGCGTCCGCGCAGAGCACCAGGGGCGGTGGTCTGTCACGGGGTCGCGAGGGCGACGATCTCCGGGTCGTTCGTGATCAGCGTGTAGCTGTCGATCACCTCGACCGGGAACGTGTACGCCGTGATGTCGGAGTTCACGTGCGCGAACTCCTGACGCTCACCGATCTCGCCGCGCGGGCAGATGTAGCGGTAGTGGATGGACGGGTCGTCCTTGTCGAACAGATCGAGGACCCACGCGCGAGCCAGGACCAGACGGCCTGCGGACATGTTCACCGTCGCGACGCCCGTCGCCACGCTGGACGAGGTCACGTTGTGCTGCATCGGGAACGTGACCTGGTTGGTCTCCAGCGCGATGAACTGGAAGTTCAGGTCCGACTCGGTGATCGTGGTGCGCACGACCTTGCCGCCCTGGTGGCCGCGAATCTTCTCGATGCTGTCCGTCGGTGTGAACGGCAGGCCGTCGTTGTGCAGCCAGCCCACATCGAGCAGGGCAGCGTCCGGCGCTGCGAGAGCGGTCGGGAGAGTCGTCCCGAGCGGTCCTACGAGGACCTTGTCGTCGTCGGATCCGAAGATCCGGGCATTGGCGGCGTCGAGCACCATGTCACTTCACCTTCCCGTCGGCCGGCGCGGTGGCCGACTCCTTGGTGGTGGCGACGTCGCGAGCTCGGCCCAGGTGGACGAGGTTGTTCCTCGTCGCCCGGTCAACCTCGACCACGTCGCCCTGCTGGTACTGCTTCTCGCCGACCTTGGTCGCGATGGCGAGGGTGACCTTCTGCATGTCGTCCTCCTGGGTTACGCCGCTGGCAGCTGCCGGCCGCGGATCATGAGCTCGGCTGTGAAGTACTGAGCCGGGCGACTCGACTCCTCCGTGACCGAGGTGGGTAGCGTCGGGTTCGACACCCGCACCACCGGGGAACGCCAGGCACCCACGAGCGCACTGACGAGGTTGGCCAGGTCCGAGGTGGTGGCCTCGTCCTCGGCCCAGACGCGGACGCCTATGCGGGCCGTGGCGCGCACGTCTGGAGTTCGCGGTCCGCCGTCGTATCGCACGACCACGAGCCGCCCAGAGGCGGGCCATGGCTGCGTGCTGGACCCGTTCGGCACCCGGTTCGAGACGCGCACGTTGGCCGCGTAAGCCTCGGGGCGCGACTGGAGCGCCGACGCCATGTAGCCGATGAACTCGGCCTCGATGTCGGCGTGGAGGATGGCGGGCACGGTGCCCCCTTTGCGTATTGCGCTACTTGTATTGCGCGCGTACATTGGTCGGTATGGCAGACACACCGAAGACCGTGCGAGTAGACGACGCCCTCTGGGCGGCCGCCGTCGCCAAGTCCGAGACCGAGGGCACGTCCGTGTCCGAGATCGTTCGCGATGGGCTCCGCCAGTACGTAGGCGGATCGGCCGTAACCGATGCCGACCGGGAACTGGTCGCTGCGTTCCGAGAGGCAAGCGCGGCGATGAACGAGTTCGGCGAGGCCGAGAAGCGACGTCGCGCCCGCATGGTCCGGGCGACCGCAGGGGTCTTCCGGAACGCGGCGAAAGCGATCACGCTAGTAGAGGGCTAGCCGCCCTCACTCCCGAGCGCACGCACGAGATTGCCGGTCTTCGACTCGATGATGAGCGACTTCCAGTCCCGGGCCACCACGCGCACCACAGCGCGGTCTGTCGTCGCATCCTCGACAGCGATCGAGTTCCGGTAGTCGCCGGTGTTCGTGGGCGCATCCGAGCGAGCGCGTGCGGCCACCGCCTCTGCGCGCTGGTGGAGCATGGCTCGGACCTCGGGGGACTTGAGTAGTTCCTCGGCGGCCTTCGAGTTGAACACCACGCGGGTGGTCGCCATAGTCAGCCCTCCGCTCGCTTCAGCTCGACGACTAGGCCGCCGACGTCGGACCCGTACGGGGAGCGCCAATCGGCCGGGTCACCCTCGATCGCGTACACGACGCCTCGCACGAGCACCTGGTCGGTGTCGTTCAGGTCGGGTCGCTGGCGCCGGAAGTAGAGCTTCGGGGTCGTGATGGTCTGCGTGCGACCGACCTCGACCGGCTCGCGAGAACCGCCCGGGTCGAACGCGGCGCGCTCCTCGAGCACCGTGTCCACGAGCTCGTAGACCGGGCTGCCGTAGCGGTCCGTGCCCGTCTGCTCCTGGCGCCGGCGGGTGACTGGCTCGCCGACCCACGTGAGCATCAGGCGTCCTCGAAGATCGGCTCACCCGCGATGTCCGCTCCGCACGAGCAGTACGTCGCGCCGAACATCAGAGCGCACCACGGAAGATGTGCGCTCGCTCCGCCCGGCGCAGTGTCGAGCGAGTACGCCTTGCCCTTCTGGCCGGACGAGCAGATGCCCTGCAGCTGCTCCAGCTCGGAGGGCCAGAACATCGACTTGCGCACCTGGGGTGCGACCGTCTGCTGGACGCCCCACGGGCCGTTCTGTTCCTGGGTGGTCTGCACTGCCCCGGATCCGGCGTCGTCCCAGCGCAGGATCGCGCCGCGGAGGATCGCCTTCACTGCGGCTAGCTTGGCCAGCCGCAGCGCCTCAGCTTCTGGCGTCTCGTCGGCCGGCGCCGTGAGCAGGCCCGGTAGGCAGGGGGCGGCGAGGATGGCCATGGACTCCGCGTCCTCGATCATCGCCGCAGCCTTGGCCGCCTCGATGGTCGCGAACGGAACGAGGTCCGTCGGGGTGATGAAAGCCATCCTCACCGCCTCCTGTTACTCGTCGTCCGAAGCGGCGTCGTCGGCGTCGAGCGTCGCGACGAGGTCCGCCTTCTTGCCCTCCAGGGAGAGCAGGTCGGCCTCGTCGCGCCCCTCGTTGCGCGACTCGATCTCCGCCTTGA